CGTACACCTGAGCATCGCCGTACACCCAAGCATCGCCGTACACCTGAGCATTGCCGTACACCTGAGCATCGCCGTACACCTGAGCATTGCCGTACACCTGAGCATTGCCGTACACCTGAGCATCGCCGTACACCCAAGCATCGCCGTACACCCGAGCATTGCCATCTGGCAGATTTTCGCTTTCAATCCAGCCGCCTTTTTCTCCTTTTTTGCCCCATTTACAATCTACAATCAGCTCTAATCTGAATAATTTGATCCCTAAAAAATTGACTTTTGTTTCTGCTGTTAATTTGAAGTATTTTTCCATGTTTTTTGTTTTTCTGTTGGATTTATAAATAAAAAAGGCTATCAGTAGAGAACCTTTTAGAACATTTGTAGTTGGGCGCCTGAGTCCGGCTGCCAATTAATATCCATTGCCAAGGGATCATAGCCTTCCTTTTCGAGAACACCCATCAATGTTGAGTATTGTTCGTATGTTGCCGGTTCACATCCGCTTATATACAGGATGTCTGCTTCATTTTGGCGGAGGTGCCCGCCATTATCGAGTTCGTAAATATCGAACATGTCGTCTGAACCCTTTTTGCTTTCAGGGTCGTAACCAAATACACAGTTGTATTGGTCGATAAGAAAAATAATTTTCATTTGTTGCCTCCTTTTTAAAATTTTGTGAATAAAAAAACCGGCATTAGGCCGGCGTCGTGTTGTTTTCTGTCGTATTTACTATAGCTGTGCTTTGAGTTCCTTTAAAATAGCTTTCAGGTGCTTTTCTGTAAGCGTATTATTCCATTGTTTTTGCAGGGTCGGGCATTCTTGAAGTGCTTTTTCCCCGTGAATGTACGCGTACATATTTGCTACTTTTTCTGAACTGGAGAAATCCGTGTTCACCTCTCCGAAGTTCTCTTTCTCGTATTGTTTAATTTCTTCGATAGCGGCGAATATTCCCGGGCCATCAGCGAGGAATTTCTCCGCGGCGGAATAGCCTATAATAAAGTAGTCATTGTTAAATAGTTCATTATGCAAATCCCTGGCGTTAATCCCTGGATCAATTGCCTTCTAACTTTTGGATTCCGTGCGCTACAACAGCGCTGTTGATTTCTGCTTTCATTTTTGGGGGTTTTGTGGGAAATAAAAAAGCCCCACATTTCTGTGAGGCTTTCTATTGCTCGGTTTATTTACTTATTTTTGGGTTGAACTGCTATGTTAATGCCCAGGTTTTTAAAGCCTGCATTCTGTTAATAACGGGCGGTTAATTGGATAGCGTCCAATGCGCTTAATATTATATAGTTCTGTGATTTTTTATTGATTCGGTGCCATAATTGGCACGGGGGTACAGTCATAACCCTGAGTTTATTAATCCGCCCAGCTCGTATTGCCGTATTAAAAGAATTGCTTTTTATTGGTTCCCTCACCGAAGATAAAAAGCCTTTTAACCGCTTTGGCACAATAACCGCTAATATATAGGCTCGTATTCACTGCGATAACACAAACACGTTGAAAGGGGTAGGTATTAAAAGAGGTGTACAAAAAACCACCTGAGCGCGTCCGTAAGAGTTGCCCCGTTCCCATCTATTCAAAGTATTCATTAAGTCAAAGAACTCAGAAAATAGACCCCAAAAATCGATTGGCGGGGTCAAACCTGATATTAAAACTTTCCTAACCTATAAGAGAGAAGTAAACAATGCACTGTTGTATATGTACGCAATAGAATGTTTTCACTCTCATTTAGCTTGCATCGTTGCCACTGTTTACCAGCGTTCCCGCTGTTGTCCTATGCTTGCTATCAAGCTACTGGCTTCCCTATTACCACTAAGGCCCGCCTCCGTTTCATTATAGGGCTTTAACTTTACAGATACGGCACTATTCGCACTCGTATATATGGTATTAAAAAGGCTTTAAAGAACGATTATCAAATAATTGCTTTGTTTGACGTTACAAATATACGGCAATATGTGATGTGATTCCAAATTGAAAATCGCAAATTTTGATTTTAACATTTGCAATATTTGCAAATGAGCCGCTGCAACCCTTGATAATAGGGCAAAGTAGAAATTATTTAGAATGAGTATAAATAATATTGGCTATAATGATGAGGTATATATTATTTTATCGCAGATAAAAACCCCTTTCCCGCCCCATATTCCCAGCCGCTAAGATCATGCATTTAATAATATGGTGAATATCTCCAAAGACCTTGTATATAATTATGCTTTTCTACCCTAAAAATATACGCCCTATATTGTCGTATAATAATAATTATGTTAAATAGCAATGATCTATCCCCATGCCCAGCCCCTCCCCTACCCCACTACATAAGCGCGGCATTCAATTATAAGACGCTCTCAAGTGCCGGGCGTTCGCTTTGCGTTCGGGATTGGGATGGGGGGCAGGGGTGCTTTTGTAGGACATAATCCCCCATCACAGATTTTTCATACATTTCGAACCCCTCTTACCTAACTACCTGATAATGAACCACTTGAATAAAACAGCTATTTCTTGATGCCTTGCCCGGCCCGACTTCCGGAAATAAATGACCCGGAGGGGTGTTTCGGGACCCGAGTACCTGGAGCTGGTCATAAATATATTTCTCTCGTTGAATTTTGCCCTCATTCTCCGCCCAGGTGGGGTGGAGCTATGAGAAATACATGAACTTCGAAAAAGGGAAGCGCGTCAACATGTGTGACGGTGATCTTAAAACGATCTGCGGTGCCCTCGGGCTGATCGTGACGGTGAGTGTGGTGGTGAACTAAATTTCACTATGTTTGCACCCAACTTAAAAACTTAAAGAAGCCATGAACAAGTATTTCACAACCGTAAAGAACCACGAGAATCACATCGTTTTCGCGGGCATCGTCCTTTTTGAATCTGACGCAAAGGCGCAGGACTACAAAATCTCAGCTGAGGCAGGTGGCAACACCGTGATCTTGGTGTATCAGGCGGAGTAATATCCTACTGACAAATGAAAAAGCCCTTGATGATCTCAAGGGCTTTTTTTATGCTGCCATGTGAGTCGGAAGGAGGAGCTTCGCTTTCCTCGTGCCTGGCAATTTCGTAGATACAACGAGCACCTTCTCCACCGTCCAGCCGTGCTTTTTCCATATAGCCCATGGCATCCTGTCGCCAATGTAGTCACTGATGCAGTCCTTCCGCAGGTAGCGCGTGGAGTTGATCATCATGGCACCCTTCGGGTCCCGGATGCAGTATGCAATGTGTGATTCTGGTTTGCTCATAGCTTTAATAATTTTCCATTACCCCGTCATATTCAAGCTGGGTCATCATAAACATTCCGCCCTCCGGATTTCCTTCGCGGTCAATCTCCTGCTCCATGAGCTGCTCGATCTCTGTGAGGTCGGAAGGTTCTGGATTCATTTTACTGGCAGATTTTCTATGTGTCCTTTAACGAGCTGATCAATGCAGCAGTGTCCGTGCCGATAGGGCCTGTCCCCGTCCTTACATCGGTCGTAGTACTTGCAATTTTTAATGTCCGGCTTATCCACCACAGCCTGAAAAATCTGCTCTTTAGTGGGTGACACCTTATGCAGCTTGTAAAGGTTGTGCAGCGTCCGCAGGATATCACAGCTTGCCGTAGTGGAGCTGTAACCGATATGCTTCCGCGCCTTCGCCACGACCTCCCTGCCGGCATCCGTCATGTGATCACTGATCTTATGGTGATATGCCTGCCACTCCATCCGATGAAAGATAGGAGAATACAACTCCACAAAGCGGAGCTGCATCTTCTGTCTTATGCGGGTGCTGAATAGCATTTTAGTCTGCAAGGTTTATTACTTCGTACCAGTCTTCTGCCATCACATCCTGGGAGGATGCGTTCCACCCGGAGATATTGTTGTCCTTGTCAACGATCGCCATCTGGTTGTTATAGTGAATTGCGCGCCCGCGACTTGCGAAAACGTTTTTCACCAATGCTGGCACCGAAGTCATCTTCGGAATGATATCCATCTCAATGGTTGCCGGAACCTGTCTGAAAACAAACATCCCTTTGCCATTCCATCCGGCACGTTGAACAAGTCCACCAGCCTTTAACGTTTTTGTAGCTTCACCAAAAGAGAATGGCCCTGCTACCTGTTTTAAATTATCCATGATTCGTATCGGGTTCATTAAGCCGCCCAAGGCTGTTATTCACATTCGCAAAATTTCATTCTTGACCCGCAGTATCTGCAAATTTTTCCATCATAGCTGATGAATTCAAGGTTGTCGAAAATACAGAAGGCGTATTCTGTTGGCACATTCGTTGAAGCGTTGCCATCTTCGCTGTTCAGATGTACGGAGCCGTCCTTTAAAAATATTTCCTTCACCTTCCATTCGAAGGCTTCTGTCTCCCAGTTCTTAAATTTTACAGTCGCAGATACCGGGAATTTGCTTTCTATGTGGTGAAGTATGGCAAGCTCAAAATAGGAGTGCTGACATAAGGCGGATTTGATAACCTCGAAGCTGCGCGGGATATCGATTGTTTTATCCACCGCCTTTTGCATGATCTCACGAATGTAATCCTGCTGCTCCCTAACGCGCTTAGCGAGGAATCTTATGTCATCCATCTCCTTCATTTTTTCAAAATCTCTTTAACGTTTTCCATCACTGTGGCGATCACAGCGTATGCAAAGACAGCCGTAAGAAACGCCTCCGTAGGGTATTCACGTATTGTTTCAAAGAATGTCGCCATCAGATAATTGGTTTTATGGGGATCCGCAACTCTGTTTGATCTACGTTCACCGTTGGGTAACTCGGAGTATAACCTCCCGGTATGCCAGGGAAGATGAATTGCTTCCCACATTGGGTGCAGTTGATCTCCAAATCAGCGCGATATCCGGTCACGGGGCCACCATCGACCTCCGTGAGGCGGGTGACGTTACACTGAGCATGGAAGCGCTCGTGTGCGCACTCCTTACCGAAGTTCTCCATCGGATTATTTGCCTGTTCCTGCCCCATCCTCTGCACTGTTAGAATCGTTTGCCAGCTTTTCCACCTGCTTCGGAGGATTCAGCATGTTTGTCATCAGTGTCGCCTTTGCGAACTCCAGCATGCCAAGCGTTTCAATGTTGGAGACTGTTCCCACCACAGAGAAAGCGCCTTTCTCATCTTGTTCAATTACTACTCTTTTGCTCATCTTCTTTTTGGGTTTTATTGATAGTTGATTTTAACTCTTCCAGCTCCTCCGGGCTCATATCCATGGGCACCCTTTCGATGCGCGCATGCTGCCCGTTCCAAAAGCCTTCCTTGTAGGATTCGGACCGCTCTTTCACCACGAACCGGTACATGTAGGTGATCATCATGTCCACATCGAGCGATGCATGGTCGCCCTGTAATCCGGAGCGTATAAGCGCATCCCGTACAGCATCTTCGGTACGCTCGTAATCGCTTTTTTCTTTTTGCTCGTAATCGACCTGCTCATCCTCGTTCTTTGATGAGCGCCAGGCCCACACGCAGCAGGTGCCGATGCATAGGGCGACCACTAAAAGCAGCTTAGCTATGTCCATTGTCGCCCTCCCCTCTTATCCATTCGAAATCCTCGGAATTTACTTCCGTCCCCCAAAGCCTTTCCGGGTAATCGTTATTTTTTGGCACTATAAACCGGTTTTTTTCATCATCCCAGATCGCTTTTCCCTGCCCGAACTTTGTCAGGTGCTCACGTCTCTTTTTCACCTGCTCCCACTCCTCTTCACTGAGTCCTTCCGGCTTCGGATCCGCAGAGCTGAATTCCAGCTCCTCCTCGAAGTCTGCATCTGATACCACTCCCAGGGATCTTAACACAAGGAACGCAATGTGCGCATTATGCAGGCCCACAGGAATACCTTTTTCGGCTATGCCGGTGATCATCCAGTTATCATCATCGATCCGCGCGATCATGTGTTTTCCCTTGGCATAACAGGTGGGAGAAAATCCTTCGTCCGTAAGCTTGAGCGTTGTCTCCTCAAATCCGAAGTCCTGCGGGATGAATGGATATTCGGCATGCATGTCCCTGATCTGCTGCTCGGCTATTCCCAGCGCAGTGTTGGCATCGTGCAGGCGGTCCATAAAGAAGTCCCGCTGCTGCTCCGGGCTCTGCTGATCTATCCACGCAGGATAAACTGTCGTGTCGATATCCGCGAAAACACGATTTTCGACAATGGATGTTTTTACTCTGTTGGGAAACACTTCCTGTGTCTTTATCCCATCGTGCGGATATCCTCCGAATAGTGATTTTCTCATATTAAAAGTCTGCTGGTTTTTCTGTGAATGTATAGTTGTGGCGAGTGTTTACAAGGTTTATGCAATGAATAAATATTCTGGAGCCTATACGATTATCGCCTTCCTTGCGCAGGGTGGCACGTTTATTTATGTTGTACAATACGTCTTCGGACACCTCATGCCAGCGCTTTGTGAGGTAGAATTCGAAGAGAAAACCGACCTGTAAATGGTTGTTCAGTGGTTGCCATATCGCCCAGCCGAGAAGCGCTTTAAGAAAGATGAAAATGAAATAAGGAATTAAGAAAAAAATGTAAAAAAGGCAGGTCAATATTGCCATGATCTTCTCGGCTCCATCGCGAGCCCAGGTCATCTTGTTGTGTAGCTCGTAGCCTGCACAAAGGATATTGATTGCAAAGTAAATCTCTAAAAGTGTTCTCATTAGCTGAAAGGTGTTATGATGTGTGCGAGCATCCCATCCTGTACCTGATCGGGCGACTTATTTGAGAAGTCGAACCCCTTCGGGTACATGGTGCTTATCATGTAGCTCTTGTCCTGGTCGAAGTATGTTTTTATGGGGCCGTTGTAACTAAGCTTTTTTTTTGCGGAGCGCGCATCGAGTCTTCCGATCTGCGCGAGGAACTCTTCGTGCACCTTGTCAAACTCTTCGTAGGAGATACGCAAGATTTGTGACGGGGTGTTCGTGTTGTAGCGCACATAAATGCGCTTCTTGCCGTCTGTAAACCTGTCATCCGCCAGCTCCTCAAAATCTTGGACCGTTCCGAGGTCCATCGTCTTCCGGGTGGAGATGATTCGCTTCAAATCATCGTCAAACCAGTCAACGATGCATTTGTACTTACGATAAAATCTGTGTGGTTCAATCATCGGGGCAAATATATAATTTATTTCACAGTTTTGTCAAAAACATCGTAAAAAAATGAAATTAATTTTCCATTCGGGTCGGAAGGGAACAACCACACGACTCCGAGCTCAGTTTGGAACACTACGGTGCACACATCCCGGTCGTTTATGTCCAGAATAATGCTCGCCTCGGTGTCGGTGCGCTTCCGGATCCGCATTTGATGGGATTCCTTCGTCTCAAGGTTGGTGACGGTGAGAAAAGTGGTGTCAACCTGCATTGTCGTAGCCAGGGTGAAGGAGTTTGTGATCTTCGCACCCCTCACCTGTTCGGTGAAGTTGTTGCCGGTGACGGTTACTGTCTGCGCCAGCATGCTGCCGGTGATCAGGGATAGGAATAGGATGAGTTTTTTCATAATGATGACAAATATTTAATTATTGATTCGCAATCTTGCGAGGAAAGATTGAACCATTCTCCACGCAGCCGTTTTTGACTATAAGATGTGTGCAAGTGAAGCTCTTGCCCTTCTCCGTTTTCAAGTAGTCCAGTTTTGAATATTAATTCTACCTCTGGCTCTTCCGATTGAAGCGTTTTTTCTCTGAATACAGGATTTTGGGACACGCCAATTTTGATGTAACCATTCCTTTTGTTTTTCATTAAATAAACGCATGTGGGCTCAGGAATGGATTGTAATTTAGCCCCTGTATTTTGCTCTTCCCAAATCTTGTTCCAGCGTAACCTGTCTCTTTCGTCTAAGTATTCATTTGCTTTTTCAAAATCAAAACTATTCTCTTCGTATGATTTAATTGTGTGTTCAACGTGCTTTTTTAGTTCGCGCAAAACACCTATACTGTAAAACCTGTGTTTGTCGTTTTCGATAAATCCGTCTTCCGAAACAGTGAAGATATCTGCATGATTAGTTCTTATAATTGGCATATTTCAGTTATTTACAATATCTCTTTTAATCCCGGCAACACCCCACCCTCGCCACTGGTGATGTTGCAGAATCGACAGATGAACCTTTTAACCCTCGCTCAATCTGTAAGCTATCTATACTCAAGTCTCCCACTCCGGTCGCGGGTGCTAAGTTGTTCCCTAAAGGTCGTTGCCGGTCGTTAGATGTCAGTTTTCGACAGAGCTAACACATTTTTCAACTTAGCGCAAGTAACATAACTACTGGTTTATTCTGCGGCCTGGGGACCGCTGGGCGCTTTCGCATGTAAACCTGGACTCAAAACCCTATGTAATACCAAAAACAAAAAACCCTCAAGTTTACAGGGATGAGCTGCACACAAGAGGGCTTTTGTAAAAGTCAGAATCGGAATCCTAACTCTATATCTTTAAAATCTCTCATCCAGATTTTGTTTTTTATATTTTTTAAGAACTTTGGCAAACATAGGGAATAACTTTCACAAAAAACAAATGCTTGTGAAAACTTTTCCACAAGCATTTGCTAATAAACTTTGTACCAGCGACTTAAACTGTTGTCTGAGCGGCAGCAGCTTTAACGGCAGCGAAAGAAGCATCACGAGTGACGATCTTAGCCGCTGTGTTCGCGCCTGGGTACTTCAATTTGATCTCCCGCTGAGGGCTGGTAGTGTCCATGTGAAAGATGATACCTACGTCTTGTTTCGTAGCATCATTCACATCTGTTCCGACCTGGTATTTGTCGAAACCTACCACCTTATCCATCGGGATCTGGATGTTTGGTGTAGTGTTGGTAGAGCAGTTCACCATTTTTTGAACTATTGCCATGGCTTTTTTGTGTTTGTTGGTTAATACAGATTGTAAATGTAATATATTTTTTTATTCAGCGAAAAAAATTATATTTGCCACGAATGGGACTTCTTGACACAGCAGAAAAGTTCAAACGTATTGCCGAAGGATGGAAAAATGTGGTATTTACATCACCAACAGTTGAAGTGATCGCCAAGGGCCGCGCCAAAGTTTGTGCCGCCTGCCCGCATGCTGTTCCATCCTCATGGCTTCAAGCCGTAGTAGGTGACGAGGTAAAAGAAATACAAGGCCTTAAATGTGAGCTTTGTAATTGCCCGATCTCCGCTAAGGTGCGCTCGTTGAACGAAAAATGTGCCATGCAACCTGACCCTCTCTGGTAAACCCTTAAAACCAAAATAAATGACAAAAGCAGAAATCAACTCAACCCTTGACATCGCGTATGACCAGCTTACAGGCCTTGCTGACGTGGTAAAAAAAGAACTTAAAGAGATCGTTGTAAAAGTGGACAAAGCGCTACATACAGCAATCGAGGCATCTGATGCATTTACTCCGGTAGAGCACACAGATACGCCTAAGATGACCGAAGGAACGGAAGTTCAAAAGGAAATCGCTCTTCGCAAGATGAAGGATATCGGAACCCGTATCGAAGCATGCGCACAGAGTTGCGGAACAGAAGATGCAGAATTGAAAGCGAACCTGGCGAAAGTTATGGAGCCTATCAATGAGTTCGTGGAGAAAGCGGAAGAGGAAAGAAAAGCGATCGCTGCCGCTAAAGAAGCTGCTGAGGTTGCTGCAAAAGAACTTGCTGAAAAAGAAGCAGCTGAAAAAGAGGAGAAAACAAAGCAGGAAGCCGCTGAAAAAGAAGCTGCCGACAAAGCTGCTGCTGATAAGGAAGCTGCGGACAAAGAAGCAGAATCGCACAAAACCGATGCTATTCCTGAAAAGAAAACAACGGATAACCCTGTAACAGAGTAAACCGTTTTGAGTGACAAGTCACAAATAAACGCTACCGCCAAGGTAAACCATCTCGATTTTCTCTACGACCTGCATACTCAGGACGTAGAGATCGGGGAGGACAGCAGAACGCTGCTCCGAAAGCATGGTTACATCAAGGATGTAGATGTCATAAAAAAGGTTGTTGAGGAAAAACTCGAAAGGGAAAAAATCCACAACAACCCTTTTTTAACTGACGATGAAGTATCACCGTTCGACCACTCCATCGATGTGGTACACGAGAGCGGTGCACTACCTGATAACTCCACCATAACGGAGGAGGCATACAGAAAGATCGTTGAGGAGAAAGGCAGTGTAATTTATTCGGGCCTTAAAATCGATATCACCCCGGAAGATTGGATGCCCGCATCCATCACCGACCATACAGAGGAATTCGTAGAGTGGATTGACAGTATAAGCTTTGCCGGCTTTGCAAATCGTGGCAATTACAGAAAATTTAATCTTTATTGCCAGCAAGCATACCAATGGCTTGCCGAAAATGATTCTCTGGCAAACTATTCCGATCACGATGATCGCGAAAACTACAAAGATCAGGAGATAGAAAGATGTTCCCAGAACACGCTTTACTTCCTGAATAAATATTTGCAGCTCAAGGAATCAACCCTCGTTGCCGGGCTACGTCAGTACCTGGCATCTAAGGCGCATGAGATTTTGATCTACCTTTTTGATTGCGGTTACTCTTATTACCTCGGGAAGCCCCGCCAGATCGCTGCAACATCAACACTGGGAGGCTGCGCATTGAAGCGCACCATATTCAAACGAAATCACTTTATAAAATTCATAACTGAGAACGATTCGAAGGGCCAGGAGATTTTTGAGGACAAGATAAAATATCCATTCGCGGAACTTCCCGACTGGATGCGTGACGACACACGTAATGACTCCGGGACAAAATTTGTCCTCGGGTACAAAGATAAAAAAGGTGATCGCGGAGGAACAAACTCCAACATATTCGTATCACCTCCAACACCTACTGCCATATCGGGTGGTTCGCCCCAACTTGCATTGGTTGATGAGGCAGGTAATATTCCGATCTTAACGCAGATCATCGAAGATGCCCGTCCTACATCCTTCTGGATGAATCCACTCACAGGACGCATGGAGCGTAAGCGCCAGATCATCGTATGGGGAACAGGCGGAGACATGGAAAAGGGCGGAAAGGCTTTCGAGAGAGAGTTTATGTCTGCACTTAAAAACTGGAGAGAAAGAAAGTTCTCCAGCGGAATTATTCCATTGTTTTTTGACTGGACAACGAGGATGGGGATCTCTCCGGAAATTTATGAAAGTGAAAAAGAATTTTACTATTCGAAAGAAGGCCCGGAAGCCGAGGCTTCACGCATCATGTTCCGTCAGCAATACCCTTCATGCGTAGAAGACATGTTTTTGACCTCTGCAAAGACGCTCGTTTCTCAGGAATACATTGCTGAGCAAATTGATCGTATTCGCAGGACAAAGGCTGTAATGAAGCCGCAATGCGGTTATTTTGAACCCATCTACGGAGATGTAGAGCAGCCGGAAGGCAGCGACATCCCGTTTAACATCATCGGGGCAAACTTTGTTCCGCTGGAAATTGGTGACAAACGGATATCCGTGACGATCTTCCAGCATCCGAAGAGGTGGAGAAACAGATATTACAAAGGAACGGATCCGATCGCATCCGATAGCGGAATGTCTAAAATGGCGGGAGCCATTTGGGACAAATATTACAACACTGTTTCCGCTGTTGTGAATTACAGAACGAACGATTACCGCGAAGTATATCTGCAAACATTACTGCTCGGAATTTATTACGACTGGGAAAATAATGTCGGAGTAAAAGAGTTGCTTGAGACAAATATCGGTATTGCATATCGTGAATACGCAACGACAAAAGGCCGCTTCGACACGCTTGTGTTCAACTCCGAATTGCCGGAAGCATATCAGTCAGGAAGCGGAAATTTAGTCGGGATTGATAACCGTGGAGTGCGGAACAAAATGATCATAAATGATCTTTTTGAGCTTATTCAGGGCTTCGGTGGAAAGATATATATTGAAGAATTTTTCATACAGTTAAAAACCTTCGTTTCCACAACAACAGCGAGAGGAAACGAAACCTGGGGACCTGCCGACAGGAAACATTATAACGATGACATTCTGTTTGCGATTGTATTTTCATATATTTGTGCTCACTGTTTTATGGATGAAAAGCCTTATAGCGTAGATGAGGACAAAAAAGGAGGCATTATGATCGTCTCCAGGCTCAAGTACGACAAAAACTATAACATGCACAGGGTTTACGAAAAAGTAAAAGTTCATTAATGGAAGACAACAAAAAAATGATTCTTTTTGGGCCGAAGAACGAGAAAGACTTAAAACGTCAATATCCGGAACTCGCCAATACGCCTGAGTATGATAAGCTCACTGCGGGAGAACTTCTTTTTATTTGGTGGTACGCAAATCCCACATCTCCATTGATCACTGATGATAACGTTCCAGACAAAATTCGTGTCGGGCTGGCATACGAGGAAGCTTTTAAGTCACACCCGAACCAAGACAGGAAAGATAAATTTTTGTCCTTCGACTTCCCGGACCGCATCCGCCTGGCGATCGACAAAATGAAAAGTTACAACCCATCTGCGCGCATACGTTCGCAAATGATCGTGAATAAAATTCTCCAGAACTTTGAAGCGATGGTGAATGTCGATACTGATGACTTTGTAACTGAAAGCACTGATGAAAAAGGTAAGATCGTTAAAGAAATAAATTTCACAGCTCGTAACAATTATGTGAACAGCTGTTCAAAGATATCCGAAACGCTACCCCGCTTAATTGAGCAGGTAGAGCAAGGTTTTGGGGTAACAGAAAGTAAGTCCGGAGAAGAAGGAACGACAAAAGCTATTCATAGATTTCACTCATCACATAAAGACTAAACCATGTTACTACTTTTAAGCTCCGGGGTACAAAGGCCAAACCGTCTGACCGACATCAAAGATGAGTTATACCACGCTCGTTGGGCGCGCTATGCTGCATACGATGCAAACAACTTTCTCCAGCAGCAATTTATTGCCCGGACAAAGCTTAATAAAAAATTCTACAAAGGTGAGCAGTGGATCTTAGAGGAGGATCTTGAAACTTTTTTCAAGGATGAAAGCGGGCAGGAAAGAAACAGGTTGAAGATCATTCACAACATCATCCGCCCGATGATCGAGCAGTATCGAGGTAATGCGATACGCATGAAAATAAATTATCGCGCGAAAAGCATCTCTCAGAAAGCGATCAATCGCAGAGAGGAAAAGTTGAATGAGATGCGCCTGTACACGCAGGTGGCGAATAAAATAAAATTGCCAGGCATCGCGGAAGACATGCGAAGCAAGCTGCCGATAGGCAAAAGCGAGGCTGAGACAAAGCAAATTTTTGATAACCTCTGGGTGGACAACTACGCTGAGGACATCAATGCACTGTTAGAATATGTTTCAAGCTTAAATAGCTTTGAAGACAAACAGCTTCGTATCGCTGAGGAGATGGCGTTCTCCGGAATTGCTGTAATGGAAGCATACGAGCATAACGGTCATCAATATTTTGATCTTGCACGTTCAGAAGATTATTTTTTCGACAGATCATGTAAAGAGTACGATCACTCTGATGCCGAATACTGGGGCCGTCAGCACTACATGAATGCAAGTGATATCTACGAAGATTATCAGGACATAACAAGTGATGAAAGACGCGCTATTGAGGCTTATGCCACTACATACCAGAAGAACGCAACCACCGAGGAACACATGATGTTTGGCGGAAAGGTGCCTGTTTTAAAGGTGTACTGGAGAGATACTTGTAAATATGAGTACGGTTATGTTATGGATGAATTCGGATATCCATACTTGACAAAAATAAATTTCACTTACGAAGGCGAAGAGAAGCCGAGATACACAGATAAGGATCTTATCGTAGTGGATTCAGAGCGTTCCCGCAGAGTTTTGAAAGGAAAGAAAAAAGCAAATCTTTATGTTGACGAACTTCGTTACTGCGTTTTTATTCCGCAGGAAATTCTTTCCGGAGTATTGAACCAAACGAATGGCGACATCATTTTAGAATACGGGCTGGTGCCTTATCAGGAAACAGACAACCTCGATGTGTCGAGTGTTAAGTCTCCGTTTAAAGTTTATTGCTGGGGCTACGTTGACGGAGAGATACTTTCTCCTGTTGATGATGCCATTAACCCGCAGCGCTTTATGAATCGATTGTTATCGGTTGCTGAAAATCAGATCAACAACTCTCGCGGATCCGGAACAGTTTATGATAAATCTATTATTGACTCACAAACCGGTGAACAGGAGATGATCAGAAACATGAATCAAAGTAAGCCAGTAGGGGTGAATGCTCGCGGGCGCGGGATTCAAAATGTTATCGGAAGCTACGATGCCAGCATTAACAAGGGCACAATGGTCATGTTTGATATTATGTCATTACTGAAATCACAACTCAAAGATGTAACTGGGTTGAACGAGGCGATACAGGGTGAATCAATGGGAAGTGATCAGCTTGTAGGAGTAACACAGCTGATGATACAACGCGGATCTTTGATGCAGGAACCTTTCTATAACGCCATCACAAAAGTTTTTCAGCAGTGCTTCCAGGCGATTGCAACAGTTGGAAAAAGAATATATGCTGACAACGAAAGAGAGCTCGCCATCGCTGTTGGTGATGAAGGAGCTCGTGTCTTGAAAATATCTCAGGACATGAAGATGGAAGATTTCCGCGTATTTATTAAGCGTGAAAATAGCGAGGAAATGCTTGTTCAGGCTGGCAATTCAATGGCTCTTACATTGCTACAACTTGGCTTTATTGATAAGTCAATATACGCGAATCTTTATAACAGGTCAACTCCTGATGATGTGGCAAGAGCGTTGAGAACATCCGCTAAGCTTGATATTGAAAAGCAGCGAATGGTTGATGCAGCAAATGAAAAAATGATGCAGGAGGAAAAGCAGAAAGAGCAGAACGAGGAAGGTAAGTCACTAATGCTGATGCAGCACCAAATGGGTCGCGAAGATCAGCAGCAAGCAATGAACCACGACAATGAACTGGATAAGATCATTGCCAAGGGAATGACTGACCAGATGCGTCAAAGCTTAGTAGGAAATCAGCAACTCGTTCAGAATGCCCAACAGCAGACTCAACAAGTTTCTGCAAAATAAATTTGGAGAATTGAAAACATTCGCTATTTTTGTCACAAATCACACACGGAACTAATGGAAAATGAAAACGCGGGCAAGTCTGATGTTCAGATATCGCCAAAGATGCAAGAGCTTGCAGACTCACTACAAGGCCTTAATGGAAGCGAACAGATTTTAAGAGAAGTTGGAAAAGAAGCCGTAGAAAAAGGGATCATAAAAGTTGGTGATGATAAACCGGCAGATGAAAATGCTGATGATGATAACAAAACTTCTGGAGCAGATAAAACAGCTGCAAAGAAAAAACCAGATGCAAATAGCCAGGCAGATGCCGGCAATGAAAATGTAGAAGAGGAAGAGGAGGAAGAAAATACTGATCTCGAAGAGGAGGAGAGTGACGAAAACCCACTTTTGAAAACCGTTAAAGGTGAAAAGAAAGGTAAAAAGGGAGAGCCTGTCTTTGAAAATTTTGATCAGATAAAAGCGCATGCTAAAAAGGCCCTCGGTATTGAGGTGAAATCTGAAAAGGATTTCAATAAAGTTTTCACATCTTCACTAAAGTGGAGAGAAGACGCTCAGGAGCTGCCGAAGGTTAAAGAGAAGCTTGAAAAGATGGAGAGTGTTTTTAACGAAATGCCAACTCCACTTTTAGATAGTATAAAAGCGTTCTTTGATGGAGAAAGTGATTGGGACAAACATGTGGCTGCAAAGCCAAAGTTTGATTTCACAAAGCCTGCTGACAAGCAAGATAAAAAAGCTTTGGTGAATCACTATTATCCGGGTAAATTTACAGATGCTGACTGGGCGGAGGAAACTACCCCACAAGCATTAGAAATTGCAATACAAGCATCACAAACCCAGTATAACGTTGACAAACGTGATATCGAGAAGGATAGTGCTGACCGAGTAGAGAAGTCTAAAAGTCGCATGGCGACAGTTAAAGCTTCGATCGACAGTTCCTTGACTACGCTCAAATCATCGTTTCCTGACCTGGACGCAAAAGGTATCAAAGAGATATCTAAGGTCCTCGAAAGTGGCGATATTAATTCATTGTTTTTTGACAAAAATGGGGCTTACAAGAAGGACGCAGCAGAACGCGTTTTACTTGCATTGTATGGAAAAGATACAATAAAAAGCATGATGAAAGTATCAGCAAAAAGGGCTGAATCAGCTACCAACGAGGATATCCTAACTCGCGGAGCAGACAAGCCTAAGCCAAATAAAGGTGGCGGATCACAAAAAGGTGTGGTTGACGAAAAGACGAAAAAAGCGATTGGTGCATTAGTAGGAGGACTTAACAGAAACAGGACCTATTAACTCAAAATCTCTAAAAAACCATGTCAAATACTAACTACACTCCAGGGTTAGGTAACTTACCTTTTGGTAACACAAACACCAACCCACAATCGTCACAATATGCCGGTATTTCCGGTTACTCTCCTGCTGAGAGTATCTTAATTGCGAAAGCGATTAAAAGAGCGATTTTTGATGCAGCCCCTGCACAATACAACGCTTTAAAGTTATTGTATGCAAAGCCTTTCGAGGATGTAAACAATGACGAGTTTGAATATCTTGAAAGCACGTTCGGACGTTCGGCACTTGTGTCAAACGCTATCGTTGCAGCAGTTGCGGCAGTTCCTGGAACACCGGCAGCTCAAACGCTTACCCTTACAGCTGCGTCCATGACGAAGTTGACTCCCGATCTTATCATCATTTATCCTGACAACACTAAAGCGGTAATTCGCTCTGTGGCTGGCGCTACAACTATCAACGTTGAGTCCCAAACGTCTGGAGGACTGCCTGCGGTAGTTGTTGGTGATGTTTTTGCGGTTCAGTCAACGATCATGGCTGATGCTATGGATTATTTCTCTAACTACGAAAGAATGGAGACTGTAACTCGTTACAACTTCGTTCAGTTCTTCTTACGTGCTGCACGTTGGGGACGTATTGAGTTGCAGAAATACGAAAACTCCGGGACCACCGATTTCTTGGTGCGCGATAAAGAGCAGAAATTAAAACAGCTGCGTGTTGACTTGTTCAACTCATTCTTTAACGGTAACCGTGGAGAATTCCAGATCAGCAATGGTTATATTGCAAAATCAATGGGTGGTATTTACCCTACAATGGTTGCGGCAGGATCGATGTCCTCAAACCCAACAGTTGCAGGTTTAAAAGCTGCTTTCGAAGCCCTGGCTTTTGCAACTAACTACAAACAGGAAGGTGCCACTCGTTTCATCTACGGATGCGAAGAGATCCTGTACGAACTGTCAAAAGTTTGGAAAGAGGCTGGTGTTCGTTACACTCCAAATGACGACATCGCAAACCTGAATTTAACGGAGTACAAAATCGGTACAATGCGTTTCGTTCCTGTGAACTGCGAATTGTTCCGTGAGTCATCTTGTTTCCCTGCTGACTGGAAGCGCAAGCTTTTGGTTATCGATCAGGAAACGATCACTCCAATCAAAATGAAGGGCATCCCGGCTCTGGAAATGGGTTCTACCCTTGACAGACAGGGAGAAAGCGGAAGCCGCGAAAACTTCAAAGACTGGTGGGTAGGAGGGCAGTTAAGCCTTCGTATGGACAACCCATTGTCTTCTTTCTGGCTTGACGTTCAATAGTAATTAACTGGGTAGCCACAATAAAAGTGGCTACCCTTTTTTATAAACCTCAAAAAAAAGACGATGACGGTAGTTAAAGGTAACGTTGACGATTCAGAAGGAAAAAACAATCCGGAGAATAACGACACGAACAAAGAATTACTCCTGAAAATGGAGATCATGCAAAAAGAGCTTTTTGAGCTCAAACAAAATAATAAACCGCAAGATTATCATGCCCCAGCTGGCATGAATCCGCAGCAGTTTATTGAGCTTGTTGCAGCGGTATCAAAAGCATCAAAAGAAAAACCGGATGATCAGAAGCTTTCTGTGAAACGTTTTGTTGATGAGCGCGACATCGATCCTAAAGATTTTGATAAGGATGGTGTATTGTTTTGCGCTTACAGCACAGGATATTTTATTACGGATGACGTTCGCCAGGGGTTCCCTGTTTCGACACCATACGGAAACGATATCTTCTTTAAATTCCAGGGACAAAACAAGAGCCGTGACTCCAGAGGGAGAGAAGTTCTTAATACATATTGTGCGTATCTGTCACGCAGTAAAAAAGAACAGCAATGGTTACGTGAGCACAGGTACTACGGAATCAAGTTCTTTGAATCTGCCACAGAGGCAATGTCAACAGATGCTGTAAGGGCACAAAAGTTAGCGAGATTCATCGATGCAGTAATGTCGATGGACCAGCACCAGGTAGTAATGAACTGCCAGGCTTACAAAGTGCCGGTATCTGAAAACATGAGAGCCATGAGAATTACACTGGCAAGCAGGATGCTTGACGCGACAGAAGATCCGGGAGAAGTTGCTTCGAAAAAAGCACTCAAGGAGTTGGATGAGGAAAATCTTTTCCTTGCTGACAAGTCGAAGATGACACCGAGGAACACCACCACATAAAGGAACGTTGTTATAAGTTTAGTTTGTAAGTGAATGGCCTGTAAATTTTGCAGGCCATTTATTTTTTGGTGAAAAAATATTATTTACATTTGTTTAAAACTCACCCATGCCAATTCTCGTTCAGGAAATAGTAAACCGCTCAAATGCAGCTCTCGATGCGGAAGGCAGCGACAGGTATTTATTTGATCAGGATTTTAAGCCAGCAATACGATACGCCCAGGAGTGGGTGGTGCTGGCCCTTAATCGCGGATTTGAAATGAATAAGCATTCCGGGGAATCACTTCGGGAGCTTGTTAAGGTGAGCATCTGGCAGGCAAATAACTTTTCGCGAATAGCGTTCGACCCGGTAACGATGGGGCACGATCTCTGGTCAATCCTTGCGCTGTACCCTAATCCGGTGGTTACTCCGTTTTCAAATCCTTCGCCACTTCCAAATAAGGCAGAAAGTAAATACATGCCAAATCTTTCCCTTGTTTCTGGAAAAGCCTGCACAAACAGGCTTACGCTGGAGCAATGGAACGACAACGTTGACAATGTATTTATGCCTGGCAACAGCGTTTTATCTGGTCCTCTCTCTGATTTTGCATATTTGAATTTTGCGGATTACTCATCTTCCACTTATTCTAATCCTGGGAAATTTGAACTTGAAATACGTCCTACGGTAGCAAACAAATACGTTGGAATGGCTTATTTGAGAAGGCCTAAAGAGATTAATTTGATAACCGATACAATGGAGTTTCCGGAGGCGTTAATGAATGTTATTCTTGAAAAAACGCTTCAATATGTGTCCTGGAAACAAGGTGATCAAACTACACTTTATCTGGTGACAGACCGGGACGTGAACAGATTAATGACTTTAATTCAGTAAGATCATGGGATTCATATTAAGGCATTTTATTGATGATGTTGCCGTAACGCTGAAACAGACGTTCGATGACAAAATGATCCAGCGGTCACAAATCGCATACTGGACGCTTTTGTGTGGGAACACACTAAAGTCTCAACACATACTTAAACGTTCGTCCGGAGCCTTCCTGACAAGCTATAATGCCATTCCTTTGTCGGTTGACGCAACTAACGGGAGAAAATACTTTGTTCTGCCTAAAACGATCTACGATTTTAACAATGACAGGGCCATTGATTGTGTGGCATATATGTCGGACGGGCTTCCATCTTGTCCCCCTCAGTTCACGCGTCAGACGTTCACCCGGACAACGAAAAAAACATCTGAGCGTCTTTATTATTCAAAATATGAAAAGCCTTCTCCGGCAAACCCTTTCTTTTATCGGATAAGCGATAAAATATATACGCTTGGAATCGAAAAAGTTGATATAAAATTTTTGGAAGTCGATCTGTTCACAGCATTTGACCCACTTACACAAATCGATATTGATCAGTATTTTGATTTCCCGGACGAACTTTTTTCTATACTTCGCAGAAACGTTATGGATCTTGCAAAATACAGTTACTTGTTTCCGCAGGAACGCGCGAATGATGGTAATGACGGGGTTTCTGAGAAGCAAACGAATTTACCAAAAACATCCAGTGTAAACGATCAATTACAAGCTGAACAATAATGAATGCATCGCAATATAACTTCGTTACCGTAAATGAAATCTTGTCCGATGTGCTCAAGCTCGTGGATGATGAACGTTACGAAACAAACTCTAAAGGATATTACACAAGCCTTGTGCAGCAAGCCTTAGAAGGTCTTGCTTTCGACACATTTTTTGATGTAAGAAGAGAAGATTTTGTATTTCCCATTGAAACGCTCGGCTTGCAAATGCCGGCAGGAGCATTTAACGTGAAAGAGGTTTATATTTATCACGGAACGGAATGCGACATCTCAAGGAGTCAAAAAGTTTGGTGGAAACGAAATTATTATACTACCGGGAACGGTTATTTCGCCAACAACAAAGGCGACAACGGTAACGATCCTATAATGCCTCATAACTCATTGGGCCGCATGGCTCACGGTAATGCCAGGGCGAATCAGCACAGAACAAGCGTAGAGAGTCACTATTTTTACAATGTTCAGAATGGGTTAATAATGTTCAGTTCTTTCTGCCGCAGCTTCCCGCGTGTACACGTTGTATATAACGGTGTAGGTTGCGATATAGGTGATGCCCCAGTTATTCCGTTATTCCTGAGAGAGGCCGTTGTAGATTTTATGGCTGAATTCACACTCCGGATTAAAATGGCTAAGCCTGACGGAAGGCAGTGGACGCAGCTGTGGCAAGTTTATGATAAGCGCCTGAATCGTGACCTGCAATATGGCTGGGCTCAAGGTAGCTGGTATCGTGCAGATCAGCGCGTAAAAACAATGTCCTCCGGAGAACGCGAGGACCTATTTGAGTACTTAAACAGGGGCGCTTGGCAGAGCGGATTATAAGTTAAATCATGGCAGAAGAATCGCAACCATACCACATAACCGCCTTCAATGCGGGAGCTAATACATCCGATGAAAAAGAGCTCACAGGGTCAAAAGAAGGCTCTGGAGAATACGTTGAGGGAAGGAATCAGCGATCGGTAAGCTCCGAAGGAAATACTGGCGATTCTGAGAAGATCAGCGGGGAAGAGCTGTTCTATCAAAAGAACGTCCTCGGGCCATACAAATGTATTGGAGCAATTACAGTGAATGAAAATATTGTCGAAGTGTGGGCATCCACCAACCCGGCACTTGCTTCGTTCATCCGGGTAAATGGAATTGTCACGCTTAAAAATATTTTGTTCGATTATCATCCTGACATGCCACTTCAAATGGATAAGAATGAGAACGAGCTGGGTGGCGAGGTTTTTATGACCGATGATCGTATTCCTCCATTTGTTTTTAACGTGCAGGACATGGTTGATTCGCTTACAGCGGATCCGTTCAAATATTTTTTAAACTTCGACCCGAAACTATATCAAATCAATTTATTTATTCCTCTCGATATTCCTGTATTCGTTGAAACAGTGAACGTGGGTGGAGGTGGAGGACTTCCAGTAGGTGTGTATTCTTACCAGCTGCGCTACTCGAATAAAGAAGGTGACAGGACAAACATAAGTCAGCGCACCCCTCAAATACCGATCGTACAGAACTATTCTGCGCAAAGCGCCCAATACCCTGGCGTTAAAACATACGGTCAGGAATCGAGCCCAGATTCAAATACTCGATACGGAATAAAACTTCGCTTCCGGGTAACGAATTTGCAGGGCTATGATTTCGTGGAGCTCATTAGAACATCCTACAACACGAATGGCGGAATAAGTTTTGTGCCGGCACCGCGCGTAATTGCAAAGATTGACATCTTTAACGGTGAAATCTCGGTTCGTGAATTCACAGATCCTGTGGAGTCGAACACAAACCTTGTTTTGTCAGATGAAGATATCACGAGAGAGATCACATTTATTGAAGCTGCAAAGGCAATAAGATATTTTGACCGCAGAATTATCCTTATGAATGTGAAGCTTGCTTCTAAAGAATCTGACCTGCAATTTCTGGAGCTCAATCAAAAGAAAATGTTTCCGGTTATTGAAAAGCTCGGAACCATTGGTTTTAACGATGCTTACAATTACGTTTACAAAAGACACTCCATGCATGGGGAGAGAATTGGTTACGCTGTGGAGTGCTACGATGGTGTTGGAGGAAAAGGCTTTGCAACGAAGGTGCCAGGCTTTACCAACTATCAAATGCCGAACAGAAGGGACACGATATCTAATGAAACAGCCCTTTATTCATACGGTGGAACAGTAAAAACAACAAATGTTTATAATCAGATCGTTCAGACACACGAGGTTTTTGATCACGTAAATGCGATCACTAAGCAGGATGTTTGTTCTTTCAAAAATATTTATCATAATAAAAATGCAAGCTTCATCCTTGGGACGAAGCTGAAATCAAACATTACAGACGATTGCGATGAAACAGAAGGAGAGATCGAATCACACGGAGCGAAGGTTTATACTTTCGTAAATGTTGGTCCGTATTATCATCCATTCACACCTACAAGGCAAAACGATACGGCTGTTGACGGTCACAATTACCGTGTAAACACAGAGGTTTGCAAAGCAATGTCTAACGTGTTGCCAGCATTTATAAATCCACCTGCCGGTAAGCGCGAAGGATATAGCCCGAGAATATTTGCTCCGGAATATTATTCACAAGGAATGGCCCTTACGGGTGTCGATAACTTCCCTAATTGGGCGAAGGCTTTTTCTGTTGTGAGAACAGAGCCAGCAGGTCGCGTTGTTGCTCAGGGAATAGGAGTTTACAGGTTAAGTCAGGCAGACTTTAAGGTTATCGGAGCCAATAAGCTTACAACAAAAGATGATGATCGCTTCTGGTTCTTTTCTCCGGATATTGAAAACGGAATAGTGAGCGGCAAGCTCATCGATGATATTATCGAATCACCTGAAAGTTATAGCTTACAGTTTGTGTCTCCGCTCGGGTTTGCTTCCGAGGTTTACAGTTTTGATGCAAACAATGTAACAGAGCTCAGAGATCGTTGTGTGGACATGATGGTGTATGCCCGCATGCAACGTGACAAAACTGATGCGTGGGAAATAAATCCTATGGAAGACTCGAATATGGGCTTTGATGGTGGTGATGGCTATCGTTACATTGGATATGGTAAATTTAGAAACATTAATCAGCAGCCCAGCACATTCTCCGGAGGTGCGGGAGGAAATACCATTTTCGGAATCACTGAGGTAGAAAGAATTTCCGAAGGTCGTGGTACATACATGTCGATTAAGATGGATGCCAGCCTTTATGGTGTGAACAGTACCGGTGGAACGACAGATGCAGATTTTGAAGATGACGGATTAAAGGATTTTACAGAGCCTTTCTACATCGTAAACATCATTCAGGATGGTGCAATAGTTAGAGATCAAAACATTGAGAACTATCGTGTAACAAGTCATTACCAAAAGCTTGAAAGTATTATAGGTGAAGGCAAAGGAACGTTGTTTCAAAAATTCATTCTTGTTGATGAACGTTGGGAGGATTGCATCCCTGCGCTGTCAGCAGGTCATCCGACAGCAGCAACAGAAAGACATATTTACATTAAAAGAGCTACTACTCATGCAGTAGAGAAGTGGGTAAACGTGTCATACAAAAGTCCCGCACAAATCGCAGCCATCGCATTTGCCATAAGTACAACAGGATTTTATGCAGGTGACGTGAAAGGAATGTACCGTCACGAAATAATTGACGGTGCAAACAGATTTTTTAACATTGTTTTCAGCGTTCCTGGATTCTATCCTTTGAATGGTGATCTCGTAATGGTCCGCTATGATAACACGGCCCCTATTCGCTTCTGGGGAGGTGATTCAGTTATAGGCGAATCGGTGTTTGCGCCTATTGATCGTGAAGCCAGCGCTAATGGCGAGGGTCTTGTATCTGCAATAACGAATCTTGCACCTGAAAATCAGTTCCAATTTGGAATTGGCTTCCCTTATCGTTTATGGAAACTGAATCCACGGTACTATCAAATTCGCAGGACGAAGGCTGGGGCCTTGGCAAATGTTATTCAGGATCGTGAGTGGGGTTATCTCGGATTGATGCGTCAAATGTGCGTAATGTTCACAGCTGAGACAAGGATAGGGCTTCCGTATGCGCACAACAACGATTATCCATTGCAATTCTTTCCGCTTACTCATTATGTTATCAGGCCACACCGTTGGGATCCCGATCTCAGCTATGTTGATAATAATATTTACCCGGAGTATGAGGAGGACTATGGTGCTGATGAAAAAAAACAATGGAAGTGGGGCGGATTCAGATTCCGTCAAAACATTAATCCAGACTATTCGACCAGAGCACCGAAGGAGTTTGTGTCGAAGCCAAAATTCGGATTCGTTGAAAAGACACGTTTCTACACTCGTGTAATGTGGTCGCTGCCGCGTCAAATAAACCAGCAGAACACGCCTGGCTTAAAAACATTCCCTGCAAATAATTCATTCGATATTGATGACAATCAGGGAATGATAAAAAGAGCTTGGAGCGCCACAACCGACAAGGGTGACAATATTTACGCTATTACAGACTCCGGGATATGCTTGCTTGTAACAAAGAAGTCGATTCTTTCTGATCTTGATGGCGGAGAGATTGCGTACATGGCTGCAAACACTTTTGTAAAGCAACAGTACTGGATAAATAAAGAGGTTGGTATGTCCGATGAATTTTGGAGATCCGCTTCCGAAGGTTATATTCCCGTTTCTCTGCAAGACGGAACTGAGGTGCGCGTAGAATCATTATTCTTTGCGAACGGTGAATCTGTTTTCAGGTTTATGAATAATGAGCTGCGGGATATCGGCAGAATAAAGTATCACAACACCATTTACAAAAAGGTGCTTGCAAACGTTAAGCCTGCTTACGGATCTCACGTTACCGCAATATTTGATAAGTATCACCAGGAATATTGGTTACACATTGACACTGCTCCAGGCGATGAAAATTCAGTGATCAGGACAGATGTGTTCAGTCAAAAAAATGAACGTTGGTACGGCTACTACGATTACAGATTTGACAGATTTGCAGTTGTTGGAAATAGAACATTTGGCATGCGTGACGTTCAAACTTTTGAACTCGGAAAAGGTTATTCAATAAATGGTTCAAACATCGTTTATGAAGTTACGGCAGCTGTTGCACCGAAGCAATTTGTTGACAAAGAATTTATTCGCGTAAGGATAAATACAGGTGACGAAGTTCGCCCAGTGAAGGTTGAATTCTATAAAAAGCATGACGGCCCAGTGGTAGCCAGAATAGATTCATCTCTCGGACCGCTATATTTAAAAAAATACAGAGGCTTTGAAGCTTACGTGCCGAGGATGCTTGCGTCCGAAAGTCCTAATCGTGACAGGTTGCAAGGAAGAATGATTTTATTCAAGGTAACGCATGATCTTCCAGAGGACTTCCGCCTTATCGATGTGGGGGTTCAGTACAAAGAGATAAAGTAAACTTTTTTCGTGTTTTTATCGAAAAAAATATACATTTGTAAAACAACTTAAAAACTACTATCATGGGAATGGGCATGGGACAGTGGGATAAAATTCTCACCAAAGGAGGAAACCGGGCTGGGTCAGCTGTTGGAGCTGCTACCGGAGCCGTTCAGCTTATTAAGGCAAAAGCCAATAAGAAGCGAGCCATGGAGGCAACCCCGGAAGGTGTTGACCCACAACAAAGCGCATTCCTTGCAGAGTTGCAGCAAAAGAAAAATGCCCTCAACGTAGGCTCCGAATATTCATCTTCCATCGATGCGATCAACGATAAAATGTCGCAATCACAGGATGTCCTTGCTGGTAATTCTGGAGGGGACACAGGCTCGACAATCTCTGCGCTGTTAAAAGCTCAGCAGGTGGCAAATCAGGGCGAAGGCCAGGTGCTTGCTCAGGGTCAGCAAATGGAAGGCATGTACACCGGCTTGTATGGTGATCTTTTAAACAAAGTTGTACAAAGAAAATTAGAGCTCGGTCTTTTAGATCGCGCACAAAATATGGCTGAGTGGGCTCAGAACAAACAGTCTGGAGCCTCGAACTTCCTTGCCGGAGCTCAGAGCTTCCTTGATTGGAAGGGTGGAGACAAAAAAGCTCAAAACCCTATTGGTGGCTCAGGAATGGCGGCTACCGCTGAGAATACAGGTGCCAGTCCATTTGGATCTGCGCGTACAGGAGTTGAAGGCTTTAAGTTAGGCACCCAGAATCAAACGCTTGGGGCCAACAAACTGAATCTTGGAAGTACAAACCCGCTGGGTAACATGAAGGCTGGAACAGCTGCTAAAAGCGGCATTAATTTAAGTTCGTTAAAAGACAAATTCAGCGCTGCCGGTGGTAGCGGTGGTGGTAGTGGTTTTTCTCAAATGCTCTCAGGGTTCGGTAAATAATGGGTAAAAAATTAAGATCAACAGAGGCTATGGTAGAGAACGATTTTCCTGCAACAGGAAATGAAACTCCGCTAACAGATGTTCAAAGCTCCACTGGTGCCTATGGCACGAGTCCGGGCGAAACGTCTTCCGTTGATGACATTCTGAATAGCGTTCAAAATCCTTTTCAGGCTCAAAAGCCGCAGATCAATCAATACATGGATATTCTTTCGAAGTTCACCGGTTCCAACAGGCCGCAGGTGAGCACTCAGGATATCATGGCTCCAAAGAATGATTATGAGCAGCAGGTTGCAGATGATGCAAACAGGTACGCTGGCGCAATGCCTGCACAAGCTGCATCAACATATTTCCCAAGTGCTAATAACAATATTCAACAAGGATATTATTCCGGGTCCGTAGTAGGAAGTAATCCTATTTACGCTCCGGAGGTTCTATATCCTTATGGTTTGATCGATGCCAGGCAGAATGCCTTAAAAAATGCTGCTGACAAAAAAGCCGCAGAGATGGAGGCTTTCAAAAATAAAATTCAGAATGTTAAAGCTCCAGTTACAAAGCATAAAGCTGTTCAGCCACAGATCACAGAGGCTTTTTATAGCGGGCTTAATGGATGGATTGAAAAGGCAAAAAAAGAGAACCCGAATAAGGATGCCTACAAAACATTGTGGTCGAATCCTGATTTTCATAACTGGATGCAAAATCTTAACGATGTAGCTGGTTATGAAGATCAAGCGGTGGAACATGTCGCAGAGCTTGAAAAAGCTTCTGAGAAGGGCGAATACGCCCTCACTCCTGCGATCATGGATAAGATATCTGAATTCAAAACCGGAAAACATGGAATGCTTACCGCATCCATGAATCCGGAAGATAACCAGAAAGCACTTCAAATATTCAATCTCGGGCCTATAAAGGATGCCGCTAAAATGGCAAAGCTTACAGCTGATCACATTCAGCCTGACGTAATGGAAGGAGCTGCATCAATAACCCCTACCGGGCTATACGATATTTTAACCAGCACAAAAACAACCAGTACTGATGATCAAAGGATAAAAGATGCTGTTGACAACTCCTGGAAGTCATTGTATGGCGGTCGTGAGGATCTCGTTGGTTTGTCGAAACAGGAGTATTATAAACTTGTCGCTGCAAACTTCGGAACAAAAACGGAGACAACAACACAAACAGCATCTACCAAAGGCGGTGATGGCTCAGATGAGGCATTCGATGAATCAGCAATACAGCAGGAGGAATCCTCAATGCTTGTAGGTCGTGATGCTACCGATGCATCCGGTAACGTGAATAACGTTCAGACATCTATGCCTGCGAGATACGGATATACAATGAAAAAGCCGGTAGCTGTAAAAGTTCCGGGCTCAGTTCAAATGTATGATCTTGGTGACTCTCAGGGTGGAATGATGAAAGAAGCTCCGACCGGTGTTAAGGATGTTCAAATACAGCAATTCACGAACGTTCCTACCGTTAGACAGATAGGTTCAAAAGAATATGTTCCAGTGGATGACAATGGGCTGGCTCTGGCTCGTAAAAGCGGCCTTCCTATCGAATGGAAAATGTACGGGGTAGCCCATGCGCTGTCTGATGATTCAAATTCAAAAGAAAAATATAGAAATTCATTTCTTGTTCCTGCGGAATCAGTTAAAAACTCTGTTCAAAAGACAAAAGGAAAAACTCATACAGGTGTTGACTTTGAGGTTATGGATAAGTACACTGTAAAGTTGAATGAGGAGGAAAAATCTCGTAATGAAACAGGCGGCAGCTACAACATCAAAGGAAAAAAATATACACATAAAGAGTTGATTGATCTCGGTTATACCGCTGAACAAATTGCACCATATAAAGAATAGAGATGCCAGATAATAAAGATCCGTTGGGCATCTTGTCCAAAGACACGAAGCCGAAAGACCCGCTCGGAATCTTATCAGAAGATTCCGCAAAAAAAAAATATAGTAACACCTTCTGCGGAATCTATAACTCCATCAAACGAGCCTTTAGCTCCAACAACAGGAATAGACCAAACAACGGAGCTAACTCCGGAGACAACCGCTGGCAGCAACCCCACACCATTCCAGCCGTTTCAGGGCTTCGAGAATACACAATCGTTGCCGTTGGGTGCTGGTATATCCGCTTTGGCCCCATCTACATTGGATGCCCGCCAAAAATCAAACGTTGATCGTATTGAGGCATTAAAAAATAAAACTCGCGAGGTAATGCTTGCGAATCCTGTATTTGATGATGCAAACCCAAATTCTGTAAAGAATAAAGAAATCTATTATAACTCATTCAAAAAGATGGGTTATTCTGATAAGGAAATTGAGGCCTTAAAAAAATACGGGTCATACGTTGATAGCAGCAAAAAACAATTTCAGGAGGCTGCTGCTGAGCTGGCTCAATATCAGGACGCACAAACCGCTTCCGCAGATCAGGCACCTACTGTCGGAGTATCTGCCGATGAGCTTGCAGCTCGTGATAATGCTCAAGGGCAGATCGCAGCCGAATCCATTGATAATGCTCCACTAAAAAAAGAAGGCCCGATTCCTACGGCCTTAACTTATAAGATGGCAAACTCTCTTCTCGGGCTCGGGAAGTACGGGGAGGCGATCAATTATTTTACCCAGACACTCGGTAATATTCAGAACCCAGACACGGGCCAGCGCGTTGCGCCAGGCGGTGAATTATCAATGAATATACCTACCACTTACAATGCTGGAGACAATCCATCAAACAGCTTGTATGGGATTGGGTACGCAATGTCTCAGCAGGGGCAATATCAGGATGCCATCGATTATTTTGATCAGGCATTAAAAGCGGATCCGCAGAATTCATCTGCACAGAAAGGTTTAGCATACGCAAAATACAAGCTCGGGGATCGATCCGAATATAAGCAACACTTGCAAAAAGCATCTTTAATGGATGAGGCCCAAAAGCCAAACCTTGCACTCGTTGGGCAGATCAATGCTGAGGCGGAAGCGGAGAGAGAGCAGCAGCGGCAGTCCGATGAGATGAAAGGAATTGCAGATACTATCGAAGCGTTTGCAACCGGTGATCGCGAAGGAAAACTCGGCTTTGTAGGCTTCTTGAATCCTATTGGTAAAATGATATCCGGCATTCAGCAAGGAACGCTTAAAGGCGCTGAGGGAGTGAAAGAACTTGCAAACGGAGACATTTCCGAGGGAGCTGTTGATGTGGCAACAGGGGCTGCACATGTTATTTTTTCAGCTATTCCAGAGGTGCAAGCATTCAATACTGTTCTTGCAGGAGTAAACGAAACAGCAAAACAAACATTGTCGCCAGAAAATGCAAAATTTGTTGAAGACACGCTAAACCTGCCATTTACTGCGGCAAGCGCTATCGCATCCAATATACTTGGTTACACTCCGGAGGATGGAACGATGGGTAAAAAGGTGCTTGACCTGGCAGATGTTATTGCCAGCTTTGGCGCTATGCATGTACTTGCTAAAGGCGGGGAACAGCTTGTTGACGGTGTAAAAAACACTATCGCAGAGAGAATAAAAACATTTGATGATCTTAAAGAAATATCGAAAGAGGCAGCTGCCGGGAAACTTTCAGACGCAGAGATGAACGATCTGAAAGAGGTCACCACTGCAATGTCTGAGCTGACACCAAAAGATATTTTAGAACAGGCACACAAAAATCCTGACTTAAAAAAGGACATAGAAAAAGTTATTGATGATGGTGGCACATCTGCCGAAGCGAAGGACTTACATGATAAATTAAATGATCTCGAAAAAGCTGTCACTAATCCGGAAATATCTCCTGAAACAAAAACATTATACGAAACAACGATCAATGATCTCAAAGCATCGATCGCTGAATTGGATAATACTGAGACTACTGATCATGTTGTATCTGCTGAAACGCAGGTTAAGCTTGACGAAGTAAACAGCCAGGTTGAAACATTAAAATCTGATCTTGAAAAAGCAGAAACGGACACCGAGAAGGATGTTATAAAGCAAAACATTGATTTGCTGGAGCAGCAAAAGAAAGATATTTCCGCAGCTATTGAGCCAGCAAAAGAGGAGCCTGTCCAAGAAAATAAACCGGTTGTTGAAGGCGAAAATAAGCCTGTTGAAAATTCAGATGAAATCGTAACTGATGACACAATTACGGAGAATAATCCTCCTGAAACTCCAGTTACAGAGGAAAAGAAGGTTGATGAAGATTCGGAAAAAAAGATTCACTCAATTTGGAAAAATGCTTTATCTGAAATTAAAGATGAGGAATTAAAGAAGGGCATTGAGAAAAAAGGAATTGATTACATCGTTAAAAAAGATGCGATAACAGAAAGCTCGGCTCGGGAAGTGATGGCTGCGGCTATCGCTGGTGACAAGGTGAAAGACCTTGAAAAAGTTATTCTTGATGATAAGAATGAAATGGATAATACCACTCGTGGTACGCTATCGGCTTTGCTCGGAAAACATTATTTTGATCTCGCAGAAGCTGCAACAGATGCCGCAGAAAAAGAGGCCCATTATAACGAATTTTACAAATACACTGATCGTGCCGCTGCACTTGCCACAGAAGGTGGACAGGCTGGTAATGCTATTGGTAAAATAATTAAAAAAATGTACGTGAGCAACCCGGAGACGGTTGTTGCAAAAGTGAAAAAACATTTTGACCAGGCGAATGAAAAGGAGCTGGGTAAACATGAAAAAGCAATCACAAATACATACGAGGCAATAAAAGAAATCCTTGCTACCGAGGAAGGACAGAAGGTTATCACGGAAGAGATCGCAAAAAAGTCAGAGCGTATATTCGGAAAAGAAACACAGAAAAAAATATCTGATCTTTTCGATAAAGCTAAGATCGATACCAAAGGCACACTGAATTCATCGGTCATTCCCCCGCAACTTATTAATGCTGCTATCGAAGTGATGAAGCAGGCTGCTTTACTCGGAGCAAAAGGAGCTGAGATCATCGAAGAGGGCATTCGTCACATAAAAGAAAATCACAAAGAAGATTGGGACGAAAAAGCATTCCGGGATGAGTGGAAAAAAAATCTTGAAGATTCTGGAATTAAGTTCGGCAAAAAAAGGTCTGTTACTCCAAAGGAAAAAACATCAATATTGGATGCCATTGAAAAGAAGGCCGGTAAATTAAAGCCTGAAAATCGTGACAAGTTTTTGAAGGATATCGTGCAGGTGGTGGAAAGCGAAGGCGGACTGTCCGAGCAGCGATTCAAAGAATTGTATGCGCAGGCGTTAGGGCTTCCAGGTGTTGATGCCTCGCTGGTGGAAAGAATAAAAGGTTTTGCTAAAATCATAAATGAAGGTGAAGCGGCAGAGAAAAATTATCTCAAAGCGCTTGACGACATCATTGATGCAGAAAGCAAGGGATCTCCGAAAGAGGAAATTGAAAAGTTGCAGGATGTAAAAAAGGAAGCGTTAAAAAAATCACTTGCCGCAGCTTTGGAAGCTAAAAAGGCAAACGAGGAGCTGAGTGAATTATTTAAGGGAAATAAAAAACTTGCTGACACGCTCATCGGAATGATGCAGCTCGGGGCACTTACTCCGAAGTCGATCATCAAAAACGTGACAGCGATGCCGGCAGAATTGGCATTCCGTGCGCTGTCTGGTCACATTACTGGAGCGCTTGACATTTTATTAACAGGAATGGCAAACATCGGCCTTGCTCCGGAAAGCTGGAAAGATCGAAAAGTTAATTCATTTGCCAGAGCAAAAGGTGCGTGGTATGCGCATCCAAGGGCTTTAAGGAAAATGTATGAAAACTTTTTGCATGGTAGCTTCGCGGAAGATTATACGATGCGGGAGATCAGCAACAAAATAACTCCTGTTCGCGCATTCAAAAATCTTGTTGAAGGGAAAACAAATAAGGATGCCAGCGCTATGGCTGCAAATATTGTCGAGGCTATGCCAATGGGTTACATGGCAGCAGCATTCGGAAGAGCACTTGCCGGCCCGGATGCATTTTTCAGGACCGTTGGAGAGGGTGCGAAAGCATACGAATTGGGAAGGCTTGAAGGTCTGGACGGTGCCAAGCTTGAGAAGTTCATGGCTGAGCCACCTGCGGAGGCCGCAGAGAAGATAAAAAAGGAAGGCGACAGAATCACCTTTCAGCAGGATAATGTTATCTCAGAAGGGATAAAAGGTGCCAAATCATTTATCGATCGTTTCTATGCTGGCAAAGTTGCCGAGCATGGAGAGCCTGGCGCATTCACTAAATTCATGGCTGGGGCAATGCGGGTTATTGCAAAATCACAGGCCCTGTATATAAAAACACCTACAAACGTGTTGGGTAGCACCCTGAGAATGATCTCTCCGGAACTATCCATTGCCAAGGCTGCGTATCACCTCTCAAAAGGAAACAAAGAGCTGTTTGCTCAGTCAATGGCTGATGCAGCTGTATCTTACGCGCTTAGATATGTGGTAGTGTCAACCATCAAAAATGGCATGGTCACCGCTCCGGTAGATTATCAATCGAAAGAAGGGAAGGCTCAGTCGGATAACGACATTAAGCATGCAGGAAAATTCAACAAGTCAGCATACTGGAGAATGATTTCCGGAGGAGACTGGAAAGAAAAGCCGGATGACGTTTGGGTGGATTATACCAAATGGACTGGCGGAATAGGTATCGCCATGGGAGCATACGCAAACATGCTGGATGGAATGTCGAAAGAGGAAATGAATGTTCTTACGATGTCCCAGAATTCAGGCAAAGCTTTACCGGCAGTATTTCAGCAGGTAATGGATCTTTCGTTTATGTCAACCACCGCGCAGCTCGTAGATGCGTTACGTGATAAGCAGGGTAACAGCTCGGCTCTGGACAAGTGGATAGCATCTACTACCGGCACCCTGGCTACACCACTTTTGCCGAACACCGTTGCCACAATTTCAAAAGCATCGGAGGAGACAAAGAAGGAAACGCGTGGGGCGGATCTTATCGATCGCATTAAAAATGATTTTAAATACAAGCTTTTCATGGGTGGGGACCTGCCTTCGAAAATATCTCTTTGGGGAAGCAAAGTTACCACAGCACAAAAGGGTGACAATAGATACCTGAGCTACCTCTTTGACGTGACCGCCTCAGAAAATCCGAAGGAGGATGCACTGTCATACAAAATAATGGAGCTGTATCACAAAACAGGGGACGACAAAGCCCTTCCAACCCCTCCAGCAAACAGAATCACAATGAGTGGCAAACCTGTTCTTTTGAGCCCAGAGCAATTCGAGAGGCTTCAAATATACGTGGGCACAACAAGGAAAGAGCTTGCTCAGGAATATTTGAATACCGATGACTACAAGGATGACAGTGACTCGGAACGGATCCGTAAACTGGGTCGCATATATGCCGATTCTCACAAGATCGGCACGGATATGCTCATCAACTCAGATGATCAGCTCACAGATATGAAAAATGATCTTTCCGGAGTGTCGCCAGTTACAGGAAATAGGCATAACAAACGTAGGAAAGAACCTGTAAAAAGAAGGAAGAGGCAAAAATAATGTCTAAAATATTTTTTTTAATCTAAAAAATAATACATTTGTAAAACCATGTCGCTCCAACCAAATATATCAGCCAAAGAATCCAAAGACAAGATAATCGTTCACGATTGTACTGGAATCCATGCTGGTGATAACAGAGGAGGATGGGGTAAACCAAACTATGAGCTGTCAATGGTTTTGACCTCTCAACTTGAAGTTTACCCTCCAGGAGTAACAACTCCTTTTATAGTTTCTGTTTTTCCTGATTTACCAACGATTGATACTGATCTCGGTTACGAGTTGCAAGTATCGTTATTTGGAATGACCGTAGTTAAAAGCGGTGTCTGGAAAATTGGAATGAGAACGACAGGCCGGGACATTAAAGATGTTCCTTTTGAAGTTTATACTGAAAGGCGATTTATTTTTGCTGACGCTGCAAAATGCTGCGTGGATAAATTGATCGCCTCTACCGCCAATGTACCTGTTAATGTTTTGATGAAAGATGAAAAGAAGAAGGCCGCAGCTGAGTTATCTGCACTTCTTAAAGACGCTTTGTGGGCAAAAGAATGTGGCAAATTTGACGCTGCACAAAGAATCTTGAGTTTCATCAACCTCCAGTGTGAATGCCCTGGATGTTAAAAACATCTAACAAATGTGCGATACCTGCAATAAGAAAAAATGTTGCTGTGACGAAAAAAGAGTAAGCGTACAAGGTCCTAAAGGTCCGCAAGGACCTTCCGGAAAGTCCGTTTACATCTATATCGCGTATGCATCAAACGTAGTTGCCGGCACACCCGATGTGGTTACCGGATTCTCGTTGACAACTCCAGATTGCTGGCAAGCAACTCGCGTTTCCAATTCTCCGCTTACTCCTGTTCAGGGAGATTTTCAGGGCCTGTGGCACAAGACGTGTGGAGCAAATGGTACGAACGGAACCAACGGTACGAATGGTACTAATGGAGCAGATGGAGCGCCAGGCCCTACGGGACCTCCGGGCACTCCTTTAGCTGCCAGCTACGATTCCGATGCTCTTATATTCGAGATCCGTCAATCAAACGCAAATCTTAACGTGGACATTTCCACTGGAAACAGCATTACTTGTGCTGCTGCTGGTTTATATGCTATTCACGCCAATATTGAGTATGCAAAAATAACTTATGCATCAGCAAATGCATCTGCTGCAAACCTCCTTCACAGAATAAAGGTTAATGGTGCTGTCGTTGCTTTTGGTGTCAACAGTATGAATAACCAGATTTGTGATCTTGAGTGTTCTCCATCAATTTTTGTTTGTGTGGCTCTGGCTGCTGGTGACATTGTTACCACTACCGTACAGTCTCAAACTCCGAATACAGATGAGATCATAAACTTTTCAGCAAGCAGATCAAAACTTTTAATCCAGCAGTTAAACTAATGTGTGGAAAGTGTAAAAATAACAGTTGTAGTGGCGGATGCTGCGACCCGAGCCTCGAAGGATTAGCTTCGAAGATCGCTTCGTTTGAAGGCATCCTGAACACTCTGGCTGGACTTGTAAGATTTTTGAAGGGGCATCCGATCATTGCGATCGATCATCCTTCGGATATCGCGCAATTTAATGCTTCCACAGGCGAAGGTTTTAATGACTGGATAGGATGGGGAGTTTGTAATGGTATCGCATATCCGAGTCCGACAGGACCAGTTGCAACGCCTGATCTTCGTGACAGGTTTTTAACAATGGCAGGAGGAACATACGCTGTGGGTGACATAGGAGGCGCAAATACTGTTACGCTTATTATTCCGCAGCTGCCGAAGCATAATCACGCCTTGACGGATCCGGGACACACGCACGTTGTTAATGATGCAGGACATACGCATGGTATAACCGATCCGGGACATACACATGCTGCCGTAGCGTCACCTCATCAGCATTCGTTCACTTCTGATCCTTCGGCACATTCGCATAGTTACGAAGATCACGAACGCACAACGATATGGGTAGGATGTATTGCAGCTGGCCCGACAGGTACAGTGATGTATAAAAACACCAGCTCGACAGTGCCAGGCGATGTTGAGTTAGCGAATGATAACGATTCGTCAGCAACCAGGACAACAGCGAATGCGACATTAACGATCAGCGGAACAACAGACCAGACAACAGAAACAGTTGCTATATCTACATCGTTGACAGGCATAGTGGTGAGCTCTGCTGTAACAGGTGTGACAAATCAAACAGCATTGACAGGAATAACATTAGCAGACACCGGAGACGATAAAGAACACGAAAATCGTCCTCCTTATTACGCTTGCATATTCGTGAAAAAAATATTTTAATGAGCCTTTGCGAGAAAATAAAAAGTGCAAAATGTTGTGTTGTCGATATTGCTGGAGCCTATGTAAGGGCCAGCACAATGGGCGAAAACACCACTGCGCTGTTAAGTGAGCTGCTTCTCGTTAATGCATACATAGAAGCCCTTGAAAGATATGGCTGCGAATGCAGTAAAAATAATTGCCTTTCCGAACAGGAAGTTTGTTTCATCTTAGAGCAGATTTCTTTACTTTGTGAAAGTTGTGAATGCGGATGTTAAACCTTTTTTAAAACACAGAAAACATGGCTTACGACAATCAACAAACTTATAATAAATACAGAGCCTCTAACTGTGGCTGTACTGGTGAAAAGCATGAGCATGGCTGCGGTTGCAAAAAAGACGACAAATGCGGATGCTGCCCTACCGGGTTGGTAGCCGTTGAAGATAATAACGGAAACAACATCGCCTGCCTGAGCCCTAACGATGCCCAGGAATATATGGCTAATACATTCCGTTGCCCGGATGGTTACATTCGTGTGTTGAACAGTGACGGTAAATTCGTTGCGTGTCTTTCACCATCTGAATACGCTGAATACATTGCTGCTGTGCCAGCTCCATAATTTTATAAACAATTAAAAAATACATATCATGGCTATCACTATCGAAGGAAATATCTTAACGGATGCTCCTGTTAATATCCCGGTTCCAGCAGCAGGTCAAAGAAGACTGTTTTTTAATACAGAAGATGGAAACAAGCTGTATTATAAAAATGAGCTTGGCGGCTTTTTCCCTGTGGAAGATGAGGAAGACTGCTGTTGCATAATTGCCGAAAACATCATGTCTGGAATCACATGCGCCCTGAAAGGTGGCATGATCACGATGACGGAATTTACAGCATTTATAGCTGCCGGAATGACTGTTACAGGAGCCTCAACTTCTGACGGTAGCGGTGGAAGAACTTGTTCAATAACAATCGGGCCTCCAGCAGGTGCGTAATTAAATGAGGACCATGAATCACAACTTCAACAACCTAACTGAATTAACTGACTACTTAAAAGTTAATCCTGTTCTAAGTTTTATTGTCGGGATCTTCGTTCTCATTGCAACAAATGGTTCGAACGGAGTTTACAGTTGGGCGCTTCCTCAGATTGTTATGCAGGTAGGTCAATGTATCGCGTGGGCATTTGTTTATTGCACCGGAGCGATCACAATACTCGGATTCCTTGAGAATAAAATGGGATTGAAAATAAACTGGAAATTCTTTAAAAGAAAAAAGAAAGATGGACAAGATAACTCTTGATAGAATTGAACTTCTTCACCCAAAATTGCGTGACGAAGCGAAAGCCATTTATGCCGAGATTTGCACAGCCTTAACAGGCAGAGCAATGTGTCGCTTTGCGTACACCCTCAGAACTTTTGCAGAGCAGAATATTTTATACGCTCAGGGCCGCACGAGTCCGGGCAAAGTTGTTACAAACGCGAAGGGTGGTCAATCCTTTCATAACTACGGCCTGGCTGTGGATATCGTTCTTTTGGTTGACAAAGATAAAAACGGATCTTACGAGTCTGCATCGTGGGAAACTACGGTTGATTTTGATGGAGACGGAAAATTTGACTGGCAGGAAGTGGTTGCCATTTTCAAACGCTATGGATGGGCGTGGGGTGGAGACTGGAAATTTTCAGACATGCCACACTTTGAAAAAACATTCGGCTACAATGTTATGCAGCTGCAAGCAATGGATAAAAAACACGAGGGATATTTGACGATATGAAAATTTTCAGTCTCACTAAAATAGAAAAGTTAAAGCTTATCGGCACCTGCATAAAAGCAGCTACCGGTATCGCTGGTGGAAGCCTTGTTCTTAGTGAGGGTCATCCATATCTTACAATAGCAATTCTTGCAATAGGGGCTGTTGCAAGCGAAGTGGTGAGTTTTATAAAGGAAAAGGAAAACGCTCAAAATCTCGAAGACGCGAAAGCAGCTCCGGCAGAAAATATATGAAAAGCAACAAATCATACATAGGAATAATTATCCTGCTTGTTCTGGCTCTTTTGTTTCAGGGCTGGCGATCGCAATCGCGGGAGGATGATCTTGTGTCGAAGATAACAACGTATTCGGATATCGCAAAAGTGTACGCTCTAAAATCGGGCGCTCAGGTTGCAACCAACACTGCGCTGTCTGTTTCAAGCCAAAAACAAATGGCTGCATTTGCAGCATCTATAAACGATACCCTAAAACAGATCGTTAAGCGCTTCAAGTCGGTGAATAATATCACCTACGCAACAACAAATTTTTATGCAGGCAAAGATACTGTTCGAACTGTAAATATTCCTTGTAACTTTACCCCGTTCAAAGTACGCAGATCAGATAGCACATATAAGTTCGTAGGAACGATTGCGCAGAATTATTTCTCTGTGGACAGCGTCTATATCCCAAATAAGATATCGATCGTCTCAGGGCGCAAAAAAATAGGTTTTATGAAATACGATTACTCGGTGGATATTAATAATAGCAATCCGCTGATGAGAACAACAAATATTCAGGCCTATCAGTATAGCCCACAAAAGAAGTGGTATGAAAAGACTTGGGTTCACATGCTTGCCGGTGCAGCCATTCAAACAGGTGTACATGCAGGCGCAAATTATTTAATAAAGACACAACCATGGAAATAATCTCGTTGCTCGTAAAGACCCGCAGGGGTGTAGTTACAAACCAAACACAGTTGGTGGACATTGATGATATGGCAGCGCCACTTGTTGCGGTAGCCTCTGGCCTTGATACTCAATTTACGTTGAGAGAAGGAAAGAAAGGCCCGTTCCCGAATGGACCTACAAATACAGCTATCGAAACATACGTTGTTGATCAGACCCTGGCACAGATTGCTGTGCTTGCCGGCAGCATCTTTACTGCGAATGTTACCTCTGTAAAAGGACGTGCAAAGGCTGGCTCTCCACTGATGGGCTTCAATGCGAAGTTTATCTGTGGAAACATTAAACCGAGTGGAACCGGTTCTATTTTCATGTATCAGGAGGATTCGGATCCTGCTCTGGTAGAATATATTGTTTCTCAAAACCCTGCCGCAATTCTTGCGCAAATCACAAATAACAGCGTTTTCACTGGCTGGTCGTTAAATGGCAACACCAATGGTGCCTTAAAATATATCGGTACGAATGACAATTTTGATTTCCCTGTTCGTGTGAACGGTGTTGAAACATTCCGATTCCTTGCAAACGGAACAATTCAATATCCTTTGGGTGCTGCGGCAGGTTATGTCCTTACCTCTGATGGTACAGGCATCGCAACCTGGCAACCAGCTCCGGGTGGAGCGGGAGGAACTCAAAATTTCCTCGATCCTGCGATTGATTATATCACAACTCCTCCGGTAGGCCCTTCTGTGGGTGACAGATATGTGGTGCAACCGTCAGGCTTAGGCGCTTGGGTGGGTCACGACAACGAAGTTGCGGAATGGGATGGGGCAGTTTGGACGTTCTATGTTCCGGCTCTCGATGATTATATTTTCACAACACTGACGCTTAAAACATACAGATTCAACGGTGCTTCATGGGACCTGAATCCCGGCATCGCTATACTTCAAAATGGTAACAGCCTTGGTGCTGGCGGGGTAAGAATCGGAACGAATGATAATGCATCGTTATATTTTAAAACGAACACAGCTCTAAGGGCGTTTATTACCAATACTGGAGACAGTCGCTGGTCATCAAACATGCATGTAGGTTACCTCGTAACTGCTGCTACGGCAAGATTGCACGTTCGTGGGGCCACTGCCGATCTTACAACTTATGCATTAAAGGTTGATAACTCCAGCCCGGCAACTTTGTTCTGCGTTCGTAATGACGGGTTTGTAAGCGTTGGCGCTTTGGCTCCGACAAGCGTTGAAAAATTCAACGTGTCCGGCACCACTGCACTGGGAGAAAAACTGATCGTACTATACTCTACTGACTGGGCAACCGTTGGAGAGAGAGAGCGTTTATACTTAACTCAGGGAGCTTTCTTTGTTCGTGCAAATCAGCACACATTTAAGCCTGCTGGTGGTGGTGACTCCGTTATGACCATTTACTCGGAAGGTGGAGCAAATCCAACACTTAACTTCTGGACTGACGTGATCGGAGCAACAACGCTTAGTATTACTGGCTTAAATGTTCCTGAGATCACAGCAAACAATACTGGAAGAATTAAGTTCAATTCGAACCTTGGAATAAACGTTGCCCCATCACTTACAACAGGGGTTATTATACAGGGGCCTGGCGCAACATCTGCAACCTACGCTTTAGAGGTGACAAGCAGCGCTCCTACAAACCTTTTCTCTGTTCGAGGTGATGGACATATATTCCAGGGAGTTGTTCCGGCACCAACGTATGACGATCCTCAAGTTTTTGCAAGATTCGTAAATGCCGGATTAATGAGAGCGCTTTACTTGGGTGATGACATAGAAAACCACTCAACCGACATTCCGAAATCAACATTGAGAATGGGCAAAGGTGGACAGATAATGTTTTATGCCGATTACGGTGGGCCTGGGCAGTATAATTACGGTGGATTGATGTACTCAGATTATACAACCGGACTTCTTTCCATTCGTGGCGGAGTTGGTGGGCTGGAGCTATTAGGTGGATTCAGCGGAACTCGCGGAGTCCATGTTTCAGCAAGTGGAGAGGTTGGCGTAGGCGGTGCTGCAAGTGGAATCATTGCATTAGCTGTTACTGGTTCAACAGCTGACAATACGAGATATTCATTTGTTGCTTACAACAGCGCTGCTGCCGGACTTTTGTATGTTAAAAACGATGGAACGATAAGCATGCCTCTTGTTCAAACTGGAAATGCTGGACTTGTTACAGGTGATCTTTATTTTGACACAGCTGCAAATATTCTCGGTAACGGTGATCTTGTTTGCGGACGTAAAGTTTAAATTTATATATTTGCCACACAACCAAAAAAAACATAACGTAATATGAAAATCAAAAACGCAAAACTGGGAGACGCTATCGCAAATTTTGAATGCCTGAGAGGCCTTATTCTTGATGGAGACATCGCACTGGAAGCAGTGAAAATGAAAAAAGCTCTTAAAGATAAATTCGAAGAGGTAGAAGAAGCAAAAAAGAATGTTATTGAGGGGCTTGCTGAGAAAGGCGAGGATGGAAAGCCAAAAATAACAGTTGTTGAAGAGGGCCGTCACAAATTTGTTAATTACAGCTTTGGTTCATCGGAGGTTCAAGCCAAGTGTGGTGAAGAGCTTGCGAAAATTGAAGCAGCAGAAAGTGAGATTCCTAACGGAACGATTTTGTCAGGCCGCATCACTATGATCAAATGCACAACAGAACAGCTTGAGGCATTAATAATGCTTACACCACAAGGATAATAACCATTTATAGGCTCATATAAATTTATGTGAGCCTATAAATTTATAAACTCAAAAAACATGGCATCAGCAGCTAAAACATATCAGATCGATATTACAACCAATCCGTCAGTTATCTTGCAAACGGCTGAGCCTGTTGCATCGAATATCCCGAGCCCTATCTCTGTTGCCGCAATAGTTGCTGTTACACCTATTTATTACAATTTCAGACAACCTTCTGGACCTGTTACCGGTGCAATCACAGGATATACCACAGGTCCTGAAACAATAACGCTTGCCGGAACTTATAATTCTGACCAGATCAAGGCTGGGGACATAGTTGTTATTTCCGGATCTACAAATAACGATGGTTCATACACTGTTATCAGTGTAGCAAATGCCGGAGGAAACACAACCATTACAGTCCTTGAAACGATCGATCCTTCCGTTGTGGATGGAAACGTTACGTTCACCCCTCATGCCGGTTCACCGGAAGCAAATGAAACAGGTGCTCAGTTCGGAGAAACTTATCCATACCCGACAATGACAAAGCTGAGATTCACTTTGTACGATGACACATCCCATGAAATCGAATTGCAATCAGTAACAAATCATCCAACCTGGAGCACCGGAACGTTTGCGGCATTACAAACAGCTGCGGCAGCTATAAACGCTCTGTTGTAAAATATAATTTTAAAAACTAAGAACCATGGCAAAAGGAATCGTAACAAACCTGAATATCAAAGCTGCAACAAATGGCTTCACGCTAAGTTATTGCGTAAAGACAAAACAACCGCTGCAAACGGGGCAAACGTATCAAAATACTGACTACAAAGATGTGGATGAGGTGTTTGCTGATGCGGATAAAGAAAGTCTCTTAAAACGCATCGGGCAGATGATCGGTGTGATCGAGGCAGGGGCTGATGAGGAATCAGAAGGAACAGACGTTCCAATGTTGTCTAAGGAATAATATTGCTTCTTCATAAAAGAAAAAAATCCGAGAACCATAACGATTCTCGGATTTTTTATTTGTGTTGATCGATCCTATTTGAATGGATCTTCCTCATTCGAGGCATCACCTGCCGCAGCAGTCTCAGTAACTTTTGCCGGGTCCCAGATCACTTTGATCTCGCACTCCAGTTTATTTTCCTGAATGAGGGTGATGACATCCTTCATGGTAACCTTTTGAGCTACCGGAAGGCCCAGCTCTCCGCGAACGGTGTTTACTGGCTTCTTGAGGATTTCCTTGCAGATCGAGTTGAACAGTTCATTACCGTCCTCATTCGATGCGCTGTCGATTGCTAAAAATTGTTTTGACATAATATTTGATTTTACAAGGTTGCTAATTTAGAATGGAAGATCATCTTCCTCACTTGCAGCCGTAAATGTCTGTCCGGCAGTAGCACCCTTCTGTACTCCAGCACCGTTACCCGTAGCACCATTTGACTGAGCTCCAGCATTTGAGTTTTGAGCCGGTGGAGCAGACTGAGAAACAGACATCGGAGCCACTTCGTCATCAACGAATACCTCCCAGTTGTGGAATGAATTTGTTGCTGTCATTGTTTTCGCATTTGCAAAGCTCTTTTTCAGCTTCTTGCCATGCCACTGGATGCGCACATATTTGCCCAGGCGGATCTTATCCATTTCACTGGTTAATACTGTGTCGCCCCACACGTCAGTATCTTCGCCCGTTTCTTTGTCGGTGAATGTGAATACTGATGAACCATGTTCACCTACATTGTCTTTGCGCCCGGAGTAATATCCGTCAAGATAATCTTTGTCCGTTGCTGTCGTTCTTTCGTTGCCTTCTGTGTCCTTTTTAGGATTCCAGACATTGCCACTGCCTTTGGTTGATTTAAAAGCCATTTTTCGTTTTGGTTTTTTGGTTAATTAATTTATTGAATTGTCTGCATTATCACTATTGTCGTTGAGCTTCAACGTATCTTTTTTGGGTCGCTTTATTTCGCGGCCCTTGGTAGTATTTATGTCCACCCGGATGTTACTGATCTCATTGCGGAGATCCGGAAGATGAATATTGTTAATTTCTATCAGCGCTTTACGAACACGCTTTGAAGCCTGCTCGTTATCCGTCAGCTCCAACTTCGCAATGTCACCCGTGAGAGCTGCAAGCTCCGTGATCACTTTGTTAAGCTTGGGAAGTAACGTCCTTTTTTTGGGAATCAATGTACTCATCTTTAAGCATTTTTTTTATTTGTAGGGCCTCTTCCGAGAAAACCTTATCATCCTTTACCACAATCACCGTTCGCACGTCCAGGCCCACTAATTTTGCCATCTCCACCAGCTTGAGATCGTGCAACTCTACGTCCGCATCTCTCAGGTTCTTAATGTTGGCATATCCTTTTAGAAAGGTCTTGTAGTCGATGCCCACTCTTTTGCAGATATGCATGAAAGGAATGTTATACCTCTCTGCCTGCTGAATGAGAAGCTTGCGCAGCTCATCGGAGTGGTTTATCAGTCCTTTAGGCATCCAGTCCGATAACCACTGAGGGGCCGAGCCTTTTACCAAAGTCATCGGCTGACTCATTGATTTTTATATTGTAAAAACCCTCTTTGCCAACGGTGGAGAAAAGAGATACCTGGCACATGTCCCCTTCAACCTGAGCTTTCTCCTTATGGTCCTTATGCCATGGGCGGAAGTTCTTGATTTCAGAGATCAGGATGCTGTCCTGTTCTGTTCCTATGCTGTCGTCTTTCCTGACAACAACCTTTTTTATGGTGATGAATTTTGGCTGAGAGCTCATAAATGTCTGTTTTGTGTAACAGCAGCAAAATTATAAAAAGATTCGAGATAACAAACAAAACTCTAAATAAAGTTATTGGCGAACGGGGAGTTTCATGTACTCATCGATCACATGTACGGCATCATCAAAAGAGCAGACAAAATTCGCCCAGTAGCCTTTTCCTCTCAGCCGCTCAAGCATTTTTGCCTGCTTATGAATATGCTCATCCTGTTTAAGCGTCACACCATCCTTGAGGTACACTTCGCTCTTATCCTTTTTCAGCTCCATGCACATGGCTCCATACTTGCCACGCGGCTCCATGATCGTAAGATCAGGCTGACCCGATTCGGATCGCATCATTTTTGCGATCATCGCCTGGCCCATGTTCATGCGCATGCCGCTGGCTACATCGGAGTTGAATATCGTTCCCGGATAAGCAAGCCTCACATACTTCGCAACTGAGAGCTGCAACTTTTCCTCATTTTTTTTATTTTTTGGCTTTTTGAACCCTACCGGATTCTTTGGGACCTTTATCTCTCCGAATGGTAGCTGACTGCTGTTTTCGTTGTTCATTTTCGAATTCTTTGTATAATGTTTCCGGAGTGTTCCGGTAGTAATATATTTTTATGTGGCCCGATCTCAGAGCCCACTTCATAAACTCCAAATCTTTTTTCATCGTTACCCTATTTTAACCTCCAGCGCTGCGGGGTCAACATCCAGCACCACCATTTCCATGGGGCGGTTCACCTGGATGATCTTCGACTCAATAGCTCCGGAACCACGCTTGTCAATAAAGCGCAGGTAGAATTTATTTTTTATGTACATAAGATCCCCGTTTTCCATGTCGGAAGACATCTCATCGATAAGCAGGGAAGTGCAAAACATGGCATCCATGTTATTGATAACCTTGTCCCCGCCACGCACAAACTTCGAGGTATCGCGCACATGTTTTTCAATGCCGCCAGATACGTGGATGAGGGCCGCAACGGCAACGTTCGATTCTTTGGCGATTTCTTTCAGCACTCCGGAGTTATGTATCGCTGACTTTATCTCGTCACGCTTCACATCTTCCATCTGGGTGAGTCCGTCAGCAATGATCAGGCGCACCTTTTTCTTGAGCTTCGCCTCGATCTTCTGCACCGTTTTACAAATCGTTTCCTTGTTCCAGCCGGTAGAGCTCACCATCTCGAAGTTATCCTTCAAAATTTCTTTGAGCCTGCGGGCGATATCCGGAACATCATCGCGGGTGATCGTTTTAGTTCTCAGCCCACCCAGAAGGTCAAGCTTGAGCTCTTTATTCACCATGCGGTCGAGCAGCTGCAATTCAGACATCTCACCATTGAGGTATAGCACCACTTCATCCTTTTTCGCCCCTTCCGCCCCGATGCACTGTACCAAAAGGCTTTTGAAGGATCCACCCTTGCCGATGAATCCATAAAAGGAGCCTGGCATAAGTCCGCCATTCGTGGCGGCATCGATCTCCGGAACGAGTGAAGACACGCCACCGGTATCTTTGTATGAGTCAATGGCGCGAAGTAACGCTTCGTCCGCAGAGGTGCTGTCCAGTGAGTTTGTGGAAAGATCATCCTTATGCTTCTTTACAGCCATGTTCATCACGTTGCCTACCTCTTTCTCCTCCATACCAAAGAAAGAGATGCCAAAGGTTTTAATGAGCTTGGCAATAAGATTTTTCGGCACGTTAGCATTCAACAGCTGCACCGTATCGTTGTAAATCGTTTCGGACTGTGCATCGAGCCCCAAGTCTTCGGTATGCTCCGGCAGGTTGTTTGCTTCGGTGTTGTAAATGTCAATTGTGTTATGTTCCGACTCCCTGCGATAGGAGCTGTTCACCGTTGTTTCTATCTCTTTGTATGGCAGATCGGGATAGGTGTTGTAGATCATCAACATCGCATCGTTGCGGTCAACACCAGCACGATTGAGGTTGCAGGAAAGGACGTGAATATAATTATTTCTATTCCCAGCCTCATATTGGTGGTGCCGCTGCGTCCACTGCTCACAAACTTTAAATGCATACTTCGCATCTTTGCTGATCACATATCCCTTAAACTTCTCCGGGCGCTCATCGAACTTCGCAACGAGTGGGCCGGTAGAAATTTTGTCAGGCTCGAAAGCAAACTCCTCACTGTCGGGGTTAAAATACATTTCAGGGTCGTAGGACACATAACAAAGCCTTGAGATGTCTTTTCCTGACTTGTCGAGTGCTACGGCATAGTTGTTCTTAAAATAGTCCTCCAGAGCCAAAAAAGCACGTAAGTGATTCTCGGGACCTACGACATTCAGAACTTTGATGAGGATCTTCAAACCTGCCTGGCTCGGAGAGATGAAGCATGCATGTACATGCTTATCCTCCGCAAAGGCTACTTTATAGTGATTCACCTGCGCGGTGGAGAGGCCGTCAATATCCAGAATGATCATTCCTGACCACTCTTTGAGGCTGTCCATGGCGCGCTTGGTAAAGGTTCCGGCAAAAGTAACGGACGGAAGCATCTTCTTTGACTCCGTGTAACGTTCTTCTCCACTACTTTCACGCAAGGAGATGAGGTCCTGTATGTCTTGTTGATACTTGCCGCCCGAAATTGCTTTCAATACTTTTGTGTATTCTACCTCCGCCCCAACGGTGTCGGTAGAATTTTTATACATGCTTATCTTCATGGGTTAGCTCATTGGGGAGATAATGAAAAATCTGTCGTTATTTTTAATGGTGCTTGCCGGCTCAATAAATATCGGTAG